GACGAAGCCTTAAAAGATTTTTTTGATTTAATTAGATATTTGCGTATGAGTAACGGAGGCCTTGGCCCCGACCATTTTACTAGCAGAGATATGCAAGCAACATCACGAGCAAAAGGAGGATACTAATGGCTAAGACTAGACTTACACAACTCGCAAAGGAATGCGAAATAGAATTTGAAGACGCTATAACTATCGCACACGACAAGTTACCTGAGGAAGCTATTACCGGGAAAGGTAAGAATACTTGGATAAACGAGGAAGGTGCTGATATATTAAGAGATGCACTTATTATACCTGAAATTGTACCCAAACATATTAAGGTAAAAATTTTACAGGAGTGTCCTAACCGATGTTACAATTGGGGACATTCTAAAGAAATTGGTAAGAAGGTGCCTGTCTTGATACCTAGAAAATTCTGGGGACGATTGATCGGTAAAACTATTACTGTTGAGTGCATATCTGATAATAAGGGAACGAGTTATAGGTATGTCCACGAAAAAAGAATATTCTAAAGAAATTACAGCAAGTAGAAAATGGAGAAATGAACAGATCCATAGATTGGCATCCTGGGAAATGTTACGGCGTTTTATTTTACACGAGCACACAATAGAGATGTCACACAGGGATATGTGTGATAGAATTGGAATGCCTAAAGATTATATAAGAAATATAATTCAAAATCTAAGAAACAAAATAGATGGACAGTGATTCAATTTCCAAAGCTCTGACATTCGTACAGGATGAGCCAGATGTAAAAACATTACGTTACGCGTATGACCAAACCGTAACTGAACTAGAAGCATACTTTGACCTATGCAGAACTAGCTACGATGACCGTAGAAATTTCTGGCCCGGTAAAAGTCGTGATCACCGAAAGCACGGTGCTGACGCATTCCCTTGGGAAGGTGCATCCGATATGGAGGCTCACACAATTGATGAACGTGTAACACGTTTAGTATCATTGTTTATGTCCAGCTTAAACAGTGCTAACATACGAGCATTTCCTGTAGGAGTTGATGACACAGCAAGAGCACGTATAGTATCAGGTTTCTTAAAGTGGATGGTAACATCAGGTTATATTTCTCGTTTCCAAAAAGAAATGGAACTAGGTGCTAACTATTTATTAGAGCGCGGTATTTTAATTACATATGTAGGATGGCACAGAGAGGATCGTACATTCTTACAGAAGTTAGATCTAAATCAAATAGGTCAAGTAAATCCAGACGTATATAGAGCTATTGAGTCAGGAGAACAGGATGATGAAGTTGGGTTTTTATTACAACAAACATTCCCAACAGCTACACCAAAAAGAATTAAGCAAGCACTTAAGGATTTGCGCAAAGGCGGTGAAGCTGAGTTACCTGTAATCAAAAGACAAATAGATGCACCTGAGATAAAAACACTAGCACCTGACGGAGATTTTTTCTTTCCACCATATGTGACTGATCCGCAAAGAGCCCCATTCTGTTTCTGGCGCACTTACTACACCCCACAAGAATTAAAGAATAAGGTTTCAACCGATGGATGGGATGAGGACTTTGTGGATTATGTCATTGAACACTACAGAGGTGTAGAAATATATTCAGTAGAAAGAGAACAAGAAGGTAAACGCAGCATTGGATTAACTGATCGTGGTTATGAGGCTGAAGAGTTAATTGAGATTGTTTATGGATACCAACGCCTAATAGATGAGGAAGATGGATCCGAAGGTATCTATCAGACTATATTTCATAAAAACTTTGACGGAGATGGATCCGTCCCGGCATATGCTAAGTTCGAGCTAATGAACGGATATGAGGACTATCCTATAGTAATAACAAAATTATCAGAGGATAGTAAGCGTTTGTATGACGTACAAACAATACCCGACTTGCTGAGAGGTATACAAAACCAAGTAAAAGTCGAGCGAGATTCTCGCATTGATAGAAACAGCATAGCAACGCTTCCTCCAATCCTTCATCCTATCGGACAAGCACCAAATGATTGGGGCCCAGGTAGAATGATTCCTTATCGCCGTAAAGGTGATTTGGACTTCGCTCCAGCTCCTATGTATAATTCAGGATCCGTAGAAATAGAACAGACACTAGAAAGAATTGCAGACAAACTTGTTGGCCTTGATGAAGGGACACAGATGAGTAACGCTCGTTTACAATTCCTAACAAATAAATTCTTAAAGCACGTATCAGATGTTTTAAGTATGGCATTCAAATGCTTTCAAAGATTTGGCCCGGACAGTGTGTTCTTTAGAGTAACTGGAGTACCTGATTCAATGCAAATGACAAAAGGGGATCCGAACGAAAACTATGACATAACAGTTAGTTATGATGTATTAAATACGGATCCGGAAACCCAGGAGCAAAAGATAGAAGCATTCAAAGCATTAACACAATTAGATCAAAGCGGTCGTATTAATTTAGATAGCTTACTAGAGGTAGCTGCTTCTGCGATTGATCCAGTACTATCAGATAGTATCTTACAGCCAGCACAAGAGGCACAGGATAAGATAATGAAAGATATTACAGATGACCTTGCTAAGATCTTTGCTGGTATTGAAATGCCTGCTCGACCTACTGGTGCACAGACTGCATTACAAATGATCGAACAATATCTATCACAACCAGATATTGCACAACGTTTACAGACTGATCAAATGTTTGCAGAGCGAATACAGAAGTATCAAGGTCAATATACTTTCCAAATGCAGCAAATGCAAAACGCTGAAATAGGTCGGATCGGAACTGACCCAGCACAAATGGGTGAAACGCCTACACAACAAATGCCTCAGCAATGACAATAGAACAGGACTTACAGGCCTTACATAATCACGAAACGTTTGCACGTTTTATACAGATGATACACCGTCTTCGAGAAGAAACAATCTCTGAGATGCACAACGCTGACTACGAAAAGCTACAACAATTATCCGGTAGAATCATAACATATGATCAGATACTACAGATAACAGATTGGGATACATTACGAATGCGTCACGTTAATTCATTAAATTGACGACACTTGTGGTATAATGCTTTTATCGCTATCGCTCGGCGTTAAGGAGTGGAATAGTCAAATCATCTTATGTCAGAAGAAAACACAACTGCAGACGCTGAAGCAGAACAAAATACAGCGGAAGAAATACACAATACCTCGTTGGATGAATTCACTCAACGAAGATTAGGGAACCTTGCTCAAGAGGCGAAAGCCACTGAGGAACAACCCCAAGAAGGCTCTGAGGAAACTGAAGCAGAACCCCAAGAGGAAGCTGTTGAAGAAACCGATGAGAACGCTCTTTCACAGTTGGATATTGATAACTTATCAGAAACTGAGCTCAGAGAGTTAGCAGACAAACTTGGCAGTAGAGCTGTAGCAAGATTCGGAGAGATGACAGCTGCACGTAAAGCCGCCGAGGAACGCGCAGCTCAACTTGAGTCAATGCTCCAGACAAAGAACGAAGCTCCCAAAAAAGAAATTAAAGACAATCCTTTCAGTGATTTAAATACTGTAGAAGATATACAGAAAAAGTCAGAAGAGATTGAGTCAACAATTGAGTGGGCAGAGGACTTATTGTTTGAGAGTGATGATTACTCAGCTGATGATATAATCACGGAAATTGATGGAAAGGACTTAACTAAAAAGGACGTGCGTAAGGCATTATTAAATGCTAGAAAAGCACAAAGGGATTATATCCCGGATCGTCTTAATAAAGTTCAATTACATTTAAATGGGCAGCACATACAAAAACAGTATGACAATAAAGCCCGTGAGGAATTGAACTGGTTAAACGAGAAAAGCAATCCTATTAAAGATCAGTTTTTTGCAACACTTCGTGATCCGCAATACAATAAACTCAAAAACATTTTAGATAAAGAGTTACCTCAAATATCTGGACAACTTGAGTATATGTTTGCTCACGCAGCAAATAGTATATACGGACGTAAGCCTATTGTAGAAGAAGGTAAGGCTCCTAAAAAGAAAGGAACCCCATCTTTAACTCCTACAAAAACAGCAAATACGTCAGCGGCTAAATCAGAAAAACCAACACCGAAAACCGTTAAAGCCTTAAAAGATCTTCAATCAAGATTTCAAAAAACTGGTAGCGCTCGTGATTTCGCTGAAATGAGAAAATTGCAAATGCAAAACCGATAACAATAATTAAACAATTAAATCCTAAAATAAAATGGCATTCTCAGATACATTCGACCCAAACGCCCCAGCGGCTAATTTGGGAACAGGATCGGCTATTTCCAACAGAGAGGACTTGTTAGATGTCCTAACTATTCTTGCTCCAGAGGAAACACCTGTCCT